GGATTGCTTTTTCTAAATCAGACACCTTGCTGATTTTGTATCCAGCACGGCAGATGTATTTGATGGCACAGCCAAGGTGATAATTAAGTTCCTGGTCTCTTATGAAGTCCCAGCATTCGATGGTGCCTCTGGTGTAGTAGGCAGGTGATTCGGCCATTGTTTAACTAGGTTGGATACGGTGTTAGCTAAGGCAAAGTTCTGACGTTGTAGTGCCATGAACAATGTGATGATGTCTTCCTTATCAGCCTTAGGCAGTAAGTCTTCAAGTCTTCTGATCTTGAATGATTGCTCAACTGTCAGCTCGATAATCGGGGGCGGGGGACCAAGGAATGACGGCGTGTTCGATTGGGTCATAATCATTACAGGTAAGGATCTTTGCTAAACGTGCATTCATTAGTGCATCGTCTTCCGTTAGTTCTTTGGCTTCAAATGCTTTGACTACTGTCTGCCATGTATAACCATCTTCTTCAAACAAAGCAACAGCTCGTTTGATTCCTATCCCCGGTACGCCGGAATAGCCATCGGTTTGGTCTCCGGCTAATGTTTGAATTAGATGCCACTTAGCACCCTCTATAGGGTCAATCGTCGTCAACTCTTTCATGTCAAATAGTTTGCCAGGTATTTGTCTTAGATCTTTGTCAGGACTACATACAATGTTACCAGGATTAGCTGTAGCGTAAATGCCAAGAGAATCGTCCGCCTCAAGAGTTGGTAGCTTGATAACTTCATAGCGATTGCTTAATTCAGTGATGACACGTTTATAGCCACAAGGCTTCTTACGATTTCGATGACCCTTGTATTCGGGATAAATTTTTTTCCTAAAATTCTCAGAGTCACTAAAGAACAGAATTAACTTTGGCATGTCCCACATAAATTCATTCTTGATTTTAGTTAGGTCACGTTCTACATTCTTCAGTGCTTCAGAGAACCGACTGACTACAGTGATTACATCATCACCCCAATCAAGATCCTCTTCTGCTCCTGCACAGCTCTTATAAACTGTGTAGTCAGCATCAATGAGTGCTTTCATCAATGCACCTCTGACCAGTCCTTACCTTGTTTCGCTTCGGATTCAATGGGGACACGTAAGTTGTAGTACTCTCCAGCTGCGAGACTGCTAAATACCAGGGATGCTGATAAGTCATCTGCGTGTTCTGCGGTACATTCGTATTGCAATTCGTCATGTATAAATGCGAGCTGTGATGCACACAACCCTGTTTGTTTAATAGTTTCGTTTGTGATTACTAGCCAGCGCTTCGCGATTACGGCTGCTGATGACTGCAAGAGCATGTTTAATGATTTGTGTGGGCTGTCAACTTTGATGTGACGCCCATCTATTGATTTGATGTAGCCTTTTTTACTTGCTTCTTTAATAGCTTCAAGTAATTCCGACAGACTTTCAATACCACCAACAAATGCTTCTCTAATCTCTTTCCCTTTCTTCTTAGCTTGTGATTCGCTTAGAAGGGGATCGAAGGAAGTTCCGATTTTTTGGTTACCTGCCCCATAGATGAAGGCGTAGGTAATTGTTTTGATATCCCGGCGACTGACTCCAACTTTGTCAGCATTGACTTGGTGTATGTCGCCGTTGAGGAGAGTATCGGCAAAAGTGTTGCTGTACCTACCAAGATAGTGGCCGAGCATCCTAAGTTCAATCCCAGCAAGATCAGCACCAACCATGACCTGGCCGGGCGTTGCTGTGAATAGTTTTCTGAATTCTTCATCTGATTTACATTGGGCTAAATTTGGATTTCTATGAGCACATCTGTGCGTAACTGTTGCTACTGAGCAATGGTGATGTATACGATTAGCAGTCGTACATAGCTTGAGCCATGCGTTGGTGCCTTCGCAGATCATCCCCAAGCTCTTCGTAATATCGAGACATTTCAGAAACTCCAAAGCAACTGACGGCCCACCTGAGGCAGCCATCTCCTTCAATACAGTCTCGTCTATAATTGGCTTCCCAGTAGCTGTCATCTGGGTCGGCTTCCAGCCATGCAATGTTTGCAGAATCCATGCAATGTGATCTCGTGATGTGGGATTTAATTCTTTGAGGCGGGTAAACTCAGCACCTTTGACATAGCCTTGGGTCCGATTATCTCGTTTAGGAGTAAATAATGATCCCGCAACGAAAGGGTACCTGTCACGTAATAGTTGATGAGTTTCTTCAAGTTCTTTTCTGAGAGACGATGCAAGTTTCCATGCAGCGCGTTCGTCAAAATACCATCCATGTAATTCTTGTTTAGTTAATATCTGAGCAACGTCGTGCTCTAGCTTGACCCACTCAGGTATTTGTGGAAGTGGTCGCATAATTTGGTGGTTACATTTACATCTTGGGCGCAGTAGGTTTCCATCTCTGGTGACCATTCCTGCCAATCGGTTGACTTACCAAACTCTCCTTTGTATTCACCTAAGCGGTGGCCGTAGCTTTCAAGTGAATGTCGGCCATAGAGTTGAAGCGGCATGTTATCTAGGTTTCGCTTCTTATCTATCTCCATCATGTCTGTGTGATATAGACGTGATAGCAGAAGAGTGTCTAGGACTAATGCCTGTGGGTTGAACCACAAGTAAACCTTTTGAATAACAGGAAGGTCGTAGCCAATGATGTTATGTCCAACTAATACATCAGCATCTTCTAATCTTTGTACTCCACGAACAATAGGTTCTTTATCACCTTGGTTGTTGTAGATGACTGTTGTATCAGTCTCGCTATCGTAAATAACAAGGCAGTGGATCTTGGTAACATCATCTAGTAAACCGTCAGTCTCTAGATCGAATACGAGCATTTGTCCATTGGTATGTTTTGTCTACAAACTGTGCTTTTTTAATTGCTTCAGGTGTAGGAGGGTTAGGTTTAGAAATCTGACGTTGCGTCAAATTCTGGTGTTGCTGCTGTTTCATTAAATTTACAAGTTTCTAAGTCGTATCTCAGTTGACAGGCTTCGCCAACTTCGCCTGAATAGCGATTTTTAAGGACTCGCACTGTCGTAGCATCTCGTTCAGATCCGCCCTGTTGATCTCTTTCGAGTGCAATAACTGCATCACTAAGCTGACCGATGCTTCTACTGCCTCGAAGGCTGCGGAGTTGCACCCTGCCGCCTTCTTCATGTGATTGTCCATTAGGTGGTGTTGTTGTGTGACATACGAGAAATAGTGCAATGCCTGTGCGTTCAACTAATGACCTAAGTTTTGTCATCGTTGTGTCAATCATGCGACGTTCATCACCTTCAAGGCCACTTAAAAGAATGGATAGGTGATCAAGGAAGATGACCTTTGTATCTAAGCCAGCCGCCATGTATTCAATTCGGTTGTAGATATGGTCTGGGTCGTAGCTACCAAAGCCATCAAATAAATGAAGGTTCCAGTTAGCTATTGTCTGGTCGAAGATCTCTGTCAGCTCGCCTCGTTGTTGTTCACCGAGGTGTAAAGACTTTCTAGAGGCGACGGACATGAGTCCCAATGCTGTTCTTCTATTTGATTCCTCAAGCGCCAAGTAACCGCACCGCTCTCCCTTGCTGAGAAGGTCAGCACATATCTCTCTGAGAATGGAGCTTTTCCCAACCCCAGAACCTGCAGTAACCGTGACAAGCTCTCCATATCTGATCCCGTGTAATAGCTTGTTGAGTCCTTCAAATGGGTAGTCATGATCGCTTGGTGGTGATGGTGTAGTTACTAGCTCTAAAAGAGTTTTGGCATCAACAATGCCGTCCGGTTGATATTGAGTATGGTTGTATCCAATTACGGCCCTTACTACTTCAGTATCTCCTGCCTGTAATGCGTCTGAGGCGTCCTTGTAATCGTCTAGAAAGCCTATGAAAGCTTTGCCAGGTGGAAGTACACCAGCAGCTTGTTTAGCGCCCTCCTGGCCTGCCTCATCGTTATCAAAGAAGATGACTACTTTATCGTAGTAATTGATCCATTCGTAGTTGTTTTGGAAGGCTTTCTTAGCTGCAGCTGCTCCGTTTGGTATAGAAACAACAGGCCAACTTCCTTGCTGACATTCGTAGAAGCTCATCGCATCCATTTCGCCCTCAACTACAACCAACTTCTTTTCTTTTGTGTGTGTTGTATGTCGAAAGGCATTCATGCCAAACAGTGTCTTTACTTCACCTTCGCAACGGAACTCTTTGTCTTTTGTTCTGACCTTTGCCCCGACAACCTTTCCATCACCGTCGAAATAATAGTGGCGTAAGACCGCTCCATCTTTGTAGGTTTTGAATAGTTCACAGGTACGTTCAGATATTCCTCTTGATTGCAGCCGTCTGGCTGATCCTTGGAGTTGTACATTTGACACTTGATGATTGTGGTTGTTAGTTGTGTTGCCGTCATACGTTCTTGTATGACATTTGAAACAAAAAGTGTGGCCATCTGTGTACTCACTATTGGCATCAGATGAACCACACACTGGACACGGTATGTGTCTTACAAATTCAGACTCTTCATGTGAGCCATTTGATTGGGATATTCGCAAAGGAACACCAAGGTATGTTTAATTTATCGCAGTAAGCTGCGTAAGTAGTCTTAGATTTCTTAGTTATTGTGTTGTATGGTGCTTGAAATACCATACGTAAATCTAATTCGGGATGCTGTTGCTTGACAGCTTTTATCTTTCGTCTATCTTCTGCATCCCAATAGCCTTTACATTCTAGAACTATTCCATTAGGTAAGAAAAAGTCTGGAGTGTATAGATGTGG